TTCTGGATAGAACAGCACTGAAGGCAGTTCATTTAACAAATGCTGGTGCTGGATATACCGTAGCTCCTGAAGTTTCGTTTATCACTACTAACGGTATTGGCGGAACCGCACAATCTCTGATTGGTGATGGTGCAATTGGTATTATTACCGTTACATCTGGAGGTGCTGGATACACTACAACTCCTTCTGTTACATTTACTGGAGTCTCTACTGTATCTGCTGCTGCAACTGCAATACTTAATAGCAGTGGCGAAATCATTGCTATCAATATCACTAACGCTGGTTTTGGTTACACTCAAGCACCAACAATCACAATTGCTGATCCTCCATCTACTGGTTCTGGAGACTTCTTGTTTAATGAGGTTATCACAGGATCAACAAGTGGTGCCACTGCAAGAGTTAGATCTTGGAACTCTTCTACCAATTCACTTCAAATTGCTAACGTTACAGGAACATTTGCAGTTGGTGAAGCACTGGTAGGAGCAGACTCTGGTGCATCTCATACTTTGAGATTGGTAAATCTGGACCCAGTTTCTGATGGATTTACAGATAACACAAACATAGAAGTAGAGGCAGACGGTATACTAGACTTCACTGAAACTAATCCATTTGGATTACCATAGATTATTTTATTGTTAAATACTAATATAGAAACTCAAGACCATGTTTGAATATTTTTACCACGAAGTATTAAGGAGGACCATCATATCTTTTGGTACTCTTTTTAATGGAATTACGATTAAAAAATCGGATGATAATGGAGATACTTTTAGTGTGGTAAAAGTCCCTTTAGCATATGGACCCACTCAAAAGTTTTTAGCAAGATTAGAGCAAGACCCTAAGCTTAACAAATCTACGGCAATGTCTTTGCCTAGAATGTCTTTTGAGTTCACTGGTTTGACTTATGATCCTGCAAGAAAAGTTACTACAACTCAAACTATTCAAGTAAAGGATCCAACTACTGGAAAAAATACAAAAAAAGTATATACTCCAGTTCCTTACAATATGCAATTTGAATTGAGCATCATGACCAAATTGAATGATGATGCATTACAAATTACTGAGCAGATTCTTCCCTATTTCCAACCTGCATATAGTGTAACTGTTGAATTAATAGATTCTATAAAAGAAAAACGTGATGTTCCAATTGTATTGGAAAATATCACAATGCAAGATGATTATGAGGGTGACTATACCACTAGAAGGGTTCTTATGTACACCCTAAGGTTTACAGCAAAAACCTATCTGTTTGGTCCTGTATCCAAGGCAGAACCCATCAAGACAGTTACTTTGGATTACTACGCAAATACCAAAGGAGACAAATCAAAGAGAGATCTTCAATATACTGTCGTTCCAAGAGCAATCAAGGATTACGACGATTCTGTTACTACTAATTTGGATGAAGATGTGGATCTCACCGAAACGGTATTCACAGTTATAGATGGAAGTGCCGTATCTGAAGATGCTTATTATGAAATCAATGGTGAAGAAATCTTTGTTACTTCTATTGAGGGTAATCAAATTACCGTTAAGAGAGGTCAAGATGATACTAAGATTACCAAGCATGTTAAGGGATCTGCAATTAAGGCGATCACTGCTGCTGATACTGCCCTAATTGAAATGGGAGACGATTTTGGATTCGATGGAAGTACTTTCTAATACAAATATGACTAAAAAATTTGATAAGTTGAATGATACTTTCAATGTTGAAAGTGAAATAGTGCCTACTGAACCTGTTGAGAATGTAAAACCAACAATCTCATCTGATAATGATATCAAAAAAGATTATGAATATACAAGAGGTAATTTGTATTCTATTATTGAAAAGGGACAAGAAGCAATTAACGGTATTCTTGAATTAGCACAGGAGACAGAACAACCAAGAGCATATGAAGTTGCAGGTCAATTAATCAAAAGTGTGTCGGACGCAACTGATAAACTGATGGAACTTCAGAAAAAATTAAAAGATGTAGAAGAAGATAAACCAAAAGGTCCGACCAATGTTACCAATGCATTGTTTGTCGGATCAACAGCAGAATTACAAAAACTGTTAAAGAAGACTGAAGAACAATGAATACCGAATTAACAGATTTTTTCTCTCTAATAGGGAAAGCAAAAAAAGAGAAGGAGGATGAAACCCGTTCTCTGATAGGGGAGATTGATATTGATTCGGTATTTTCAACAGTCAAAACATCTATAGAGGAAGATAAGAAAAAGAAAGTAAAAGCAGAGAAGCAACTAAAGGTATTAGAGTCTTGGTTGTATTCTGAAATCAAGGAAGAGGAAGTAGTAGAAGAAGAGGAAATAGTAGAAGAGGTAGTTGAAGAGAAAGTTGTTAAAGAAGAGAGACCATATCTTGGTCCAGATGAAACCAAGTATGAAGAACTAATAGAGGAAGAATTAGAAGAAGAAGCGGAAGAGGATGATACTTTAGATCATGCTTTAAAGATTTTAGATTCAATAAAATCAAAGGAAGAAGTTAGAGAAAACGTAACTGATCCTGAGATAGTCAGAATTCGTGGAGAATTAGAATATCTTAAAAACCTTGTTAATGCTCAAGGTGGCGGTGGTGAAGTTCGCTTAGAATTTTTAGATGATGTTGATAGAGATTCCGTCAAGGTTGATGGAAAAGTATTAGCATACCAAGCATCTACTGGTAAGTTTATTGGAACAACTGTTACCAGTAGCAGCAGTGATGTTGTTGGATATGCTCACACAGCAGGAATATCTACTGTATCTCAAGGATTAACAGGAACACCAGATATTTCTGTTGGTATCTTAACTGCTACCACGGCAAACTTTACAGGCAATGTGACCATTGGTGGTACGCTAACATATGAAGATGTAACAAATGTTGATTCCATAGGAATCATTACTGCAAGGTCTGGTTTTGGTTTAACTGATGGATTAATTACAAGTGCCTCTGCAACTACAACCACAACTAGCGAAACAACAATTGATAGTTTTACTAAGACCGCATATAGATCAGCAAAGTATCAGGTTCAAGTTACAAGAGGTAGTGCATATCAAGTAACAGAAATTTCCATAATTCATGATGGTACTAACTCTTATGGAACTGAATATGCAACTATAAAAACTGGCGAATCGTTATCATCATTTACTACAGATATTAATTCTGATGATGTAAGATTGCGTGCAACACCAACATCTTCATCTTCAACAACGTTTAAGATGGTTAGAACGGCGATAGAGGTATAAATAGAGCCGCGAATTAGTGAGGCAAAATGACCGATCAGATTCCACAGACGAAGAAATCTCCATTTAAGTGGTTTGCTCTGGGAATTGGAGGAGCAGTTGCATTTGCTCACCTTGGAATTATTGGTCATTTTATGAGTGTGACTCAAAAGTATGCAGAACGTACCCAATACCCATCTATTAATCTTCCTACAGGAAAGTATTCATCATATGATGTAGATGTTGGTAGAGATGGATATAGATTAAGGTATAATGCAAATGATCCTAAAGTGCTAAGGTCTACTACAGATATTGATAGAAAATCCTCTAAGAAAGGATTCTTTGGAGGAGAAAGTAGCGAAGATTTAGTTAGAAATGAATATCATGAGTTCACTATGGATGGTGGACGTAACATAGGTGGAGGCGAGACCCTAGAAGGGGGAAAGTTAAGTGCAGAACAGCTAGCGTGCATCAAGGCGGCAGGTTCTGGAGAAAGCACAGGTGCCGTTATAGGAAGTAGTATGACTGCTGGTGCTGTTCCAGTTTTATCTGCTATCCCATATGTTGGTTGGTTAGCAGCAGGTTGGGCAACAATGCTTGGAGCTAATATGGGTAGTCAATTAGGTTCAGAAGTTGCCGAAACTGTCGCAGGTTGCTAAATAATAAAAGATAATTAATATAATCCTGAGTTAATGGCTAAGAACGGTCGCTGTCCTGCAGGACAATATTATTGCTATACAAACAAAGAATGCAAACCCATTCCTAAAGGATTTATGGTAGATCCTGAAGGAATGCTTCGTAAAGAAAATGGAGCATCAGTTGATGAATCGAAAAGTGGTGATAGTTCTTTGCGTGACTGGTTTAGCAAGAGTAAGTCTTCTGATGGGAAGCCTGGTTGGGTTCAATTGGGTGGCAAATATGCCGGAAAACCATGTGCAAGACAACCTGGTCAAACCACAAAACCCAAGTGTGGTTCCAGCAAAATGAAGCGTAATCTTTCTAAGGATGAGGAAGAGGCAGCATTCCGTAGAAAGAACCGTAAAGATCCAAATCCAGATAGAAAAGGGAAAGCAATTAACGTGAAAACAGAAGGAACAATCCACGAAGGCGATTACTGGCATCCCGATCCTAAGAAAGATCGTCAATATGGTGGTGAAGCAAAGGCAAGACATCGTGAGGATCGTGCTCAAAATAGTTCATCTTCTTCTGCTAAGAAAAACGATTCTAAGAAACTGCGTCCCGGCGAATCTTATATGGATTATGCTAAGCGTCAGAAGGGTTACAACGCTCCTGCAAAACCAAAGAAAAAGGGTATTCTTAATCGCTTAGGTCTTAGAAAAGAAGAGTTCACCGAACTTCCATTAAACCTTGAAGTTCCTACAGATATTAGAGACTTTAATCTTGGTCTCATGTTCCGTGAAAGTTTGGAATATGATAGTGGAATGCTTTTCATTTTCGATGAAGCAGCAAAACAATCTTTCTATATGAAGGAAACTAAGATTCCTTTAGATATTGCTTTCATTAGTGAAGAAGGAATTATTGAAAGTATTAAAGAGTTAGAACCATATGATGAGACTCCTATTTCATCTGAAGGAGATGTTATATGTGCAATAGAAGCAAATAGAGGTTGGTTTGAAGAGAATTATATTGAAGTTGGTGATGAGATAGAAATCGAAGAGGGTAAAAAAGATGCTTGTTACCATAAGGTAAAGGCACGTTATTCTGTATGGCCTTCTGCTTATGCTTCTGGTGCTTTGGTTAAGTGCCGTAAGAAAGGTGCTGCAAACTGGGGCAATAAGACCAAGAAAGAGTCATTTGAGTTTGGTAACTGGAAAGATAATTACGTACCAACTGAATACGAATCTATTGATATTATCAAACCAGAACCACTTAAGCCAACTCCATCAATAATTGATGAGGCAGGCAAAAAGTGCTGGAAAGGATACAAGAAAGCAGGAACACAGAAGTTATTTGGTAAAACATATAACCGTTGTGTAAAAGCAGGTGATGAAGTTGTTCATGATGGTGAGCAAATCAATGAGAAGAAGGGATGTGCTCATAACCATAAAGGTGAAGAGTGCCCAGTTCATGGTATGAAGGAATGCCCTGCTAATGTTGAAGAAGCAGTAAGATTGAAAGCAGAAACTGGTAATGTTATTTTCGCCATGGTTAACTGGAAAGGAAAATATCTTTCCATTAAGATGTTCTTCCCACAGGCAAAGAGACCAAGTCGTAAGGATGTTCAAGCGCAGGTAGAAAAAGTTTATCCTGGCGGAAAGGTTACATACTTCCAAATTGCAGAGGTAAAACCTGGAGAGCAACTTCTTAGAACAATGGAAGAAGATTGGCAGTCAGTTAATCGTAAAGATAAAACTGATGGTTTGAGTCAAAAAGCAGTAAACGCTTATCGTCGTGAGAATCCTGGTTCTAAATTAAAGACTGCTGTAACAACAAAACCATCCAAATTAAAAGCAGGTTCTAAAGATGCAAATAGACGTAAATCTTTTTGCAGCAGAATGAAGGGAATGAAGAAGAGGTTGACTTCTGCTAAGACAGCAAGGGATCCGGATAGTAGAATAAATAAAGCATTAAGACGTTGGAATTGTAATTGATGAATGAGGATCTGCCATCTATAAGTGATTTTATAGAAGATATCTCTCAGCATCCTTCTATTCAGGAGGAAGTTGAGAGTGATCTGCCGTCCGTTGAAGAATTTATTGAGGAAGAAACTGTTGAGTCTGTTTCATCAGATGAAATAGTTAATTTAATTGAACAAGTAAGAAATGAAATACCAGAAGTAAAGTCATACGATAAAGAATTGTATGATGTGATGTGTCTTATTGAGGAATTAAGAAAAGATATTCCTGAAATTCCAGAGGCACCTGAGGTAAGATATTATGATGATCAAATTGCAGAGTTGCAAGAAACTATTGTTAACGTACAGGACAGTATTCCCACTGTTCCTGAAGTAAGATATTATGAAGATGAAATTGAAAATCTGAAAGAATCTATTCAGGAAGTAAAGGATAGAGATATTCCAGATTTTAGATGGATTGGTAATACCTTTAATACAATTGATGATAATTTTGATACCTTGAATTCTTCCCTTGCAACACTCAAGGGTAAACTTGATTTAGAAGTTGATAATCTTGTCGAATCATTAGAAACTTCTAAATTTGAGAGAGGTGTTGATGTAAAAAGACTTGATGAAAATATTTCCTCTACAAAAGAAGAGATATTACAAAAAATCTTTGAAACAAAAGAAAAAATCTATGAGAGAATGAAGGAAACTTCTCTCAGAGTTTGGAATCTGAATAAAGAATATAAAAAGGAAGATAAAGAACTCAAAAAAGAAATTGTAGAGGAATATAAAAAACTCAAGGTAGACCTTGAAAAATCTATTCAGGAATCTGATTATAGAATAGATTTAGTTAATGATTACTTTAATTCACTAAGAGATGAGGTAGAGCAACTTCCTGAAGTAAAATATTATGATGAAGAAATCGAACAGGTTAATGCATCTATCAAGAGTGTAAAAAATCTGGTAGAAGTTCTTGAAAACAAACTGAATAAAAAGATTGCAGGTCTGAAGGAAAGCATTCTGGTTGTTCCTCCTACAGAGAATAACAAAGACATATTAACGCCACTTGATCAAAACTTTGCTACGTTAGATGATTTATCTAATCACTACAGATTATTCATCAATCGTATTCAACAACAACTCTCCACAATCGGCGGTGGCGGTGAGACAAGGCTTGAGTTTCTTGATGATGTAGATAGAGACTCAGTAAAAGTAGACGGCAAGTATTTACAATATCAGGCATCAACTGGAAAGTTTATTGGTGCAGATGCCTCTGGAGGTGGTGGTTCAGGAGTTACAACTGCTGCAGTTCGTGATGCTATTCAAGGTTATTACGGATATGAAACTGACTACTATACGGTAGGTACGGCAAACACATCTCAAGAGATTGGTGCTGGTGTTACCACATTGATTCAACCTCAGGTTGCTTCGTTATTTCAAGCACTACCCACTATTATGACTGGTCTTGGCACTAATCCTTATGTTGGAACTGGTGCAACTATTGGAACTGGACAGACAGAGTTCTCGTTTGCAGGATTAAGTTCAGGTGCCTCTTGTATTGTAAGAACTGCACTTGCATTTAACCCAGATGAAGATAATACAAACCTTGATATTCAGTTAAAGTTCACTACTAATACTGCAACTCAATCAGCTGGGACAACTAATTTTACAATGTTGAAAGAATCGGCACTCATTATGAACGAGGGTGCAGACCAACAATATATAACTGAGAGTGTGTTTTCTTTCCTTGTTGGAACCAAATTAGAGGGAACTGCATATGATAATGCGGGAAGTTTCAATATTGAAGTTATTCCAACAAATGATGGAACACTTGAAGTCCTAGCAGTAACCGTTAACGTAGTAGCATAAAATGTCAAGAGCAGTAAAAATCTTTGGTGACGCAGCACAAGGTTCTCTTTTCTTTGAGGGATCTCCACATCCTCCTGCACCTTTAGGTGGTGTTGTTGTAGCAGCTGCGCGAGAGGGAAGCACAGATAGAATCAAGATTACTAGAAGTGATCAGTTCCAGAAGAATGGTGTTGATCCAAGGATTCTCTTTAAGAGAATGCGTATCACCCGCGTTAGGAATAAAGCGGATCAACGTCTTGTAGGAGATCTTGGTTTTACTCAACAACAGGTTATTGATTATATCAACGATGAAGCAAACAGAAAAGCAAATGAAATTGACTTTGAAAGAAATGGTTCTACGGTTGGTAGTGGTAATACAGTAAACTTCACAGGTGCAGGAGTTTCTGCAGTATCTGTGAGTGGTGACGTTGCTACTGTCACTATCGCTGGTGGTGGTAATCCTGTTACTAGTGGCATTGTAACTGGTGCTGGAAGCACAACCCTTAGACTTACACTGGATGATTCATCTAATGTTGACATTGATGTAACGAGTCTGAGAAGCACAACATCAATTGGATCATCAACTGCTTACTTCTTCCTGAATAATGGTGCTCAACTTGCTAATAACCAACATGATAAGGATGGTGGTGTAGTTTTCTATGGGACTAAAGTAAAGAGGGGAGAGGAACTTGTTTTCCCTGTATCCTCTGCAGCATTACACGTTGGTATATGGGGCGGTGGTAATGGTATAACAGGTATTTCTAATGTACATGACAGATCTAACTGGACAACCAAGTTTAGATATTCCTCCGAAGATGCTAGATGGCAGAATGCTTCTACTGATATTGGAAAGCAAGGAGTAGATATATCAACTGATATTGAGACAGATGCTAATACTTTTGCTGTTAGATTTGATTACGATTCACAGAAACTACAACTTTGGGAGATTGATACTGCCTTTGATTGGCATGTCGCAACTTCTAATGTTGCTGTAGGATCT